TATGGTAATATATTACATCACCAGTTTCAATATTTGAATCACCATTTCCTTCATGTCCACAATCAACCATATTACATGCATCATATGTACCCCACTCAGCTGTGTTACCTTCATAAATACCGTCTTCGATGTAACTCGTACCCACAGGCACTGGACTAGTACCGTGTGCAGTTCCAGCTATACAACATTTGTTAACAATGGTGTAACCGCCGGTGCCACCACCACCGCCGCCTCCTCCACCGCCTCCTCCACTTCCACCCCCACATTCATAACATGCACCCTCACCATTTACCCAACATGCTTCAGCACAATCACCTACAGCTTCTTCAGTTCCTCCATCAAAAAACAAATTTTCATCATCATCAAATGTAAAATCAAATTCTTCTAATGGATTAAATGGATATACTTCTGGATTTTTAATTGTGTTAGGCATCCAATCCACATCAGTTGATGCACAATTGAATCCTATTTGCCTATAAAGATTTTCATCAATATCTTTTTGTGTAATTACATGACCGTTTGGTACTAAATCACCTACCTTTACATCTCTATAATATTGACACGTGATTGATTCTAATGGAATATATTTGGCTTCTTTTTTTCCATTTGAAAGTTCTCTTGTTACTATAGGTTGATTTGGATTTACAGCCATAAATTAATCCTAAACTTTAAAACCACGAGCTCGTAGTAAGTCTGATTTAGATATGATTTCTACTTTACATCGATTGCCTAAACCTGAGAAATTTATGTATGAATTATCTGCATTCATGTGATTCAACCAATAATTTGGATTCGTATTACTGAAATCAGAATTATCTTCATCAACATTAGGATTAAACGAAGCACATATGAAATACCATTCATTAAAATCTTCAGGTATAAATGTTGTTTGTAGTAATCTAAATTCATCATCACCACTACCATCCATATCTGGTATATTAGCTAGCTTAGTTGCAATATTACCAACATGTGAATCTCTTAATATTGGATTACCATCATTATGAACATCATACACCACAAGTCTAACAAAACGAGCAGTGTTTGAATTTTCAAAATATTGGTTTTGATTAATAGCAGTAGCACCATCACCCCAAGTATCATGATATTGATTTGGATTTACACCATCTTTATCTAACACATAAGTTTCTAATTTAAAACCAAATGGATTATCTACTCTGGTAGGATTACCAAAATTAAATAATGTTCCCTCTGATACTTTATCTAAAAACCTAACCCACATTGTAATGGTAAAACCTGTTCCTTTAGATATTAAATTTCCTGCACTATCAAATTTATCTAAATAAGTTAAATTATTTGGGTCTAATCCTTCAATAAAATCTTGATTCGTATTACGAATAATAATACCTTGATTTAAATTTCTAAATTGTAAATAACCACTTGATTGATTTTCATAGATAGGTCTATCATCTTGTGGTGATATTTCGTCTTCTAAAATATCTGTCAAATAAGGAAGAATTGTATTATATATATCTTCAATAGTTGTGTTAGTATTTGTATCATTAGCTGTTGATTTTAGTCTATGAATAAATGCATCCTCTTCATCAATATTACTATCTTGATTATCTTGAGCATAAGATATACTTGTGTTTTGGTCATATAAACTAGCAGACACCCAATTAAAATTATTATCTCTATTAACTCTATCATCATCATCATCTGGAAAATCAAATGGTGGTTGTCCGCCTGAACCAGGTTCAGGAGGTAACAATGCATTTAACTCTTGAAAAAATCTAATAATTCTTGATTGTCTTGTATCACCAGACGGAAGTAATTCAAATATGTTTGTGTCTAAATACTCCTCAGCTTGTTCTACATCTACTACAGATTGTTGTAAGCCTTCATTAGTTAGTGGAATAAATTGACTTATATTTAATGGATTGACATCAAATCCATCACTTGATTGAACTAAATTTGTAATATCATAAAAAGGTAAAGTTTGTGTAGTAGAAACTACTACTTGAAAATAATCATGACCTGATATTGGTGGTCTTATATCTACCTCAACATCATAATTTTCAAAATCTATTAGTTCTGCATATTGAGCTATAGTTTCACCATCATCAGTCGTCTGATTTAAATCTTGTTGATTTGCCTTAAATTCCTTTTGAAAAAGTGCTAACACACCTTCACCAGCGCCTTTTTGTAATATTCCATTTCTTATAAAGGTTTGATTATCTTCTACAATTTTTGGTGTTTCGACTATTTCACTAATTATTAAAGCTTCAGCTACTAAATCTAATAGTCTTTCTAATTTTTGACTGTGGTTTGGCATAACTATTTCCTCTTAACTATAAATTCAAAATCATCATCAAATATTTGTTCTTGTCCATCATCTAATTTTAACTTTAACAAAATTTTATACACTCTATCAGGATAGAATCCATCTAAATATTGAATGAAATAATTTGAATTACTATCACAACTAAGTTGTGTATAACTCGTGCCTGTGGAGTCTTCAAATGGTACAATGAACTCATCAGTTGACACATCTTTAATTGCATATGAACCACTACCCTCGGGTATGAATGAACCAGTCACTGTTTGAACTGATGTCGTAAAAGATTTTTGAATGTATCTTTTTCTAGCACCAACTCTAAACTTAACTCTTTCACCAACTTTATACTCTTCTCTTAACCCTTTCATAAATAAAAAGTTGTCGTCCAAACCACTTACCACTAATTGATTTAAAGAGCCAGTATTAGAACCAGTACAAGGTAAATGGTCGTCCCAACGAACTTCTATTTGAGGTGAATAAATCGTATGTGTGTTTCTTGAAAAGAATTTTAAATGTCCAAATGTTTGTGAATCAGTTTCTTGACTTCCACTAAATCTAATTAACATTCCATAATTTTCAATAGAATTATCTAACCACATATTTACCATATCGGTTACTTCTACATTAACATCAGGTGATTGATTTGAAAAAGATTGAACTGACGAACTACCAACGGTTGTTATGGTAACACCAGCGTTACTCCAAGTCAAAGCATTACCACCAATTGGATTTGAACGATTTTCAAAACTACAACCATTTGTATTTTTTGGTCTATCATTAAACTTACCAGTACCTTCAGTCCAAGATTGTGATATTGGTTGGATAGCTAGTTTATATTCTTCAGTTAATTCAGCATTACCTTCACCCTCATAAAGTCTTAAATAATATTTAGCATCTGAAGCTATTGTTCCATCAGCTACAGATTTAGATAACTCAGTAAATTCATCACCACTAAATTGAACCAACGCTCGTGTTTGATGGTCAAATGATGAATTAAAAAATTCTTTTTTGACTTCAAGTATTTGGTCTCTTCCAAAGTTTTGGTCTTTAAAAGAAGTCCCATCTATTTTACTACTACCACTTGAAATCCAAGTGTCTTGTGTTGGAAAAATAAAATGATGCATTATCTAACTCTCCCTTGTATGTTTTGATTAGGATTTTTTAATTCAAAAACCGCAGGTGTTGATGTTTCAGCTGGTAATATTATTGTACCATCATCTGATAAATTTACTTCAAAATCATACTTATAGCCATATCCAGCTGTACCGGCTCCACCGTTTTCAACTAATGATGAATCAACAAAATTGTCTTCACTATCTTTTGAAAAAGTGTAAGTAGCATTTGGTAAATCAGAATCATTAGCGTCACTTAAATAATCATTTTTTTGTGTAATAGTTACATGTCCAATTGAGCGTACACCCTCAACACCCATTAATTCAAATTCTAATTGACTTTTAAAAATTGGTTGATTAAATTGCATCTTTTCAATTTTAAAGTAATCTTTAATTTTTTCAATACAGTCTAATTTAACTTTTTGTTTATTGGCATATTTTTCAGATATAATGTCAAAAATAACACCAAAGTTTATAATATAACCATCATTTATTGATACCACATCAGTCATTAACTTAAAATTTTGTAAATAATTTTTTATATTTGATGTCAAAGTTAATGGTAAATTATTGGTGCCACCTGTAGTTTCAACATGAGGATTACCAACTAATTGTTTTGAATTGTCATATGCTAAAGTATAAATATCAATTGTGTGTAGACTGAAAACTGTCAAATCATTATAATTGGTTAATAAAGCTAATCCATTTCTTAATTCATCTAATTGTTGGTTTAATTCATCTACAAGTTGAGTTGGAATAGCGTATAAATCTTGTCCTGACGCACCAGAGATAATAGCACCTGATGTATCAAATTTTGTTCTAAATGCATTTAATAAATCAGTATTATTTGATAATTGACTACTAAATTGTTGTGAAGTTTCAGGTGATACATCGCCAGTAACTGGTCTTGATACATATACCTTTGCAATATTTCCAAACTTTGCTGGAATGTTTAATACTCGAGCCTCATAGTCTTCTTTTGTTACACATCTATTTTGGGTCGAGAAAAATGCTTTGGCTTTTTCTTTTATTTCAATTGTATCTTCTTGATTTTTACCTCCAACAGCAGGAAAATTATTTGTAACATTTAACAGCCTAGCTCCTCCATCAATTGACGGTGTTATTGATGATACGGTAGTAACACCAGTTGTTAGGTCTTGACTTGGCACATTTGAATTCAACCCACCACCCACTCTATAAGTAATTGTTAAAGTTATATTATTTGGAGTCTCACCTAAAGTTGAGTATTCATTTCCTAACAATGGGTCAATAGCATTATTTAAATTATTAGCTTGACCAGGCACTATGATTCCAACTTGTTCTAAATCTAAAAAACTATCATCTATAATTTCACCGTTTCTCAAAACCCCATTTCCAAATATTAGTGAAGTAGTATTATTTTGATTTGTTTCACGTGTAAATCTTTTTGGTGTGGTAATGTATTGTAAAGAAAAGGGAACAGCTGTAGATGATAAGCCTGTATTTTCTGTGTGCATATGCAGATTCTCTATAAATATCATCTGAGTAATGAGTTTCAATTGGCACTTTATCTTGAGCTAAAAAATCTACCTCATACCAATTATTTCCATTTGAATCTACACATGAAATAATATCAATAACATTTACATCTGGTATAGTTAATGTTTTAAACTTTTCAGGTGCTCCGACTTGAAAAGTAATTGTCTTTTCAGTGGCACTAATTGCTCTTACATTTCTTGATAAGGTATAAGTAGATGCTAGACCACTGTCATCGGATGAACCTATTGTGGTTGTATCGTTTTCATCTGTAATTTTAAAATCAATCGGTTCTAGTGTTGTAAATACAATATCAGAATTTGTTGAGGATTGAACTTGAATACCAGCATCAAAAACACTTGCATTACTGTAATCGACTTTTGATACATCACCACTATCAGAATTTACATTAGATGTAAATGTTAAATCAACATAAGCTGGAACTATTGGTTTTACTTTATACCCAAACATTTTAGCCATCGTAATTATATTTCTTCTCTCTTCTGCTAATGGTAATAACATTTCCTTATATTGTTGGTCTATATAAAATGATAACACATCACCAACATAAGCATTCATTTCTAATAACATCATACCAGGTGATGTTTCATTAAAATCACGATATGTATTTGGAAAATATGATTTCGCATAATTTATAAGTGATGCTCTTAAAGCAGAAAAATCTTTATTTAAATAATTTATATTTGATTCTTTAAAATTTTCTTTACCATATGTTGGCATTTTTTATCTCCAATTAATATCCAGCACCTCCAGCTGTTGTTGATTGAGACTCATTTACATCACTTGAAAAGTCTAAAGTGATTGAGTCTAAGGTATTTGGGTCTTGAGTAATATTAAATAATATTTTAACTCTAATCATATTTTCCCCAATATCTGTTGTATTGTTTCTACTTAAAATTTGAATATCCCTTACCTGTACAAAGGGTAACCAAAATTCAAACTTGTCTAATATCGCATCTTGTACGCCAATTAAATTATCATTTGTAATATGTTCAAATAAAAGTCTTTTAAGATTTAAACCCAATGTAGGTTGAAAAAATCTTTCACCTTCATTTGTTTGTAATAAATTTCTGATATTGTTTTTTACCGCCTCAATAGTTGTTGAAGTTGATGCAAAAAACCCATCTAAAACATCATCTCTACGAATCGGTAAGTCAATACCTATTTTAATCTTTTCATCATTGTCTTGAATATATGGTTTTCTTGATGTATCTCTTATAGCCATTATAATAAATCCTCTATATCTTCTCTAATTAATTTTACAGTTGTATATTCTTTTTGTCCATCCTCATCTTCAACGTTAAAATTTTCAACTGAGTCAGGGTCTTCTCCTATACTAGCGTATGCTTTAGATTGTAAACCACCCACAGCCTTACCTATTTGGAAAGGTAATTTTGCTCCACCTTCCAATAAAGGTGTAACAGCTTTTTTAATTTCACCCTCTAATGAATCAATAACCTGTCCAAGTCCTAAAGGGTCTCCTAATTGTCTTAGTGTTTTTAA